TATGTTCAGAGTTTTATTAGATAGTCCACCCTCTGTTATTTTGTTAAACATATCTAAATCAAATTCTACTTTCTCTTCTAGTCTATGATAAAAGTCATAACGTTTTTCAGCGTCTTCTATAAAATCATGTCCTATATTAGTATCAAACCCTACTGCAAGCGCATCTGATAATATCTGTGGTAACGCATCCCTGCCTTGGTCTTTATTCTTTCCATCAAGTATCTGGATACTATCCATGACACCCAAGTATAGTGCTTTATCTTTACAAAACTTTTCTGTTTCATCTACTAGCCATTTCCTATCAACCTTCTCACCATTTAAATTATCTAATATCTCTAAACATTTTTTATGACCGTCCTCATTTAAGGAAGTGTCCTCATTTAAGCTTAGAACTATTGCCTGCTTAGTTGGTGGATTGTTATATTTTTCTACAAAGTCGCGGATAATCGTAAAGATCTTCTTATCCTCAAAATTCATAAAATATGAATCTTTAAGGAAAGGTATAACCTTTCTTACATACTGTTCATCCTTAACTAGGTTTTCAAGTATTACCTGATCAATTCTTTCCTTCATCTATATCCTTTACATACTCATTATATACTTCTGCCACACAAGGTGCACAAATATATGTCTCTTCCATTTCATCATTATGGAAACAATATGATTTGTCTTTCTTTGGATTTAGGTCTTTTTCACACCTATCACACTTTATCGTATTCTTGCTCAATGTCTTCATCTGAAAATTCTGCTTGTATATTTCCAACTCCTATCATATATCTGTTCTTAACCCATTCATTAAAGCCTTTATCTTTTAATAACGGTAACCAAAAGTTACCATCTAGGTCTTTAAGTCTTCTTTTTACCTCAGGGTGAAGTTCTCCTGTTTCAGGATCCTGTTTTTGATACCAACCAACACTAGGTTTAATAACATATCCAGATTCTAATCCCATTTCTAACAAACCAGACCAAGGACTAATACCTTTTTCCCAGGAAACCTGTACAATTATCTTAGATTTCTCTCTAACAAATCTAGACTTCTCAACATTTATTACAAATTCATACCCTGTAACTTCTGTTCCTGTTTTCTGTTGCCTTCTGCCTATAATATAAATGTTGTCTGCTGAGTAATATATACCTGTTCCACCACTTACAATGTCTTTAGGAAACAATCCTATTTCTTTATATGTGTGATTAACTACAATCGCTGGTATATCTTTTATAGTTAAATGAGGAGTAATCATTCTAAACAATGACTTCATTTGTTTAGCTCTTGTCATATCTGCTACTGATTTACCCTCTAAAGCATCTTCTACTTCTTTTTTACTTGCCAAGTTACCCACACTATCAACAATAATCATTACATGGTCGTCTCTTTCTAAACCATTCAACTGTTGCATAGCATCAAATTTTAATTGTTCTATATCTGTTATTGGGCAATGTATCACCTTAGAAGTGTCTATCTTAAAGGCATCAAAATATGCTTGTGGTGCTCCAAACTCACTATCATAAAACAAAATAACACCATCATCATATTTGGTTAAAAACGCCTTAGCTAATAACATAGCAAATGCTGTTTTAAAATTTTTACTTGGTCCTGCAAATACAGTTAATCCTGTTGTCAGTCCTCCGTCTAGCATCCCGCTCAACGCAACATTAACTGCAGGAACATTTGTCGGTATTATGTCTTGCTCGTTAAAAAATTTAGAATCTGTTAAAATCTCAGATTGGCTAATTGTTGTGTTTTGCTTAAGTTTTTCTATTAAGTTCATTTACTTCTCCTTCTTTCTATATTTGCATCAACCGCAATTTTTAAAATGTTATCACTATTATAGCATAAAGACGAAGTGTGTGTCAAATCTTTTGGTAAACAAGTACCACCAAATCCTACCTTTCCATCTGGACCCGGAACGTTCCAATGTGTCTTACCCAAGTTGGGATCCTGACTTAAAAAATCTGCTATTATAGTATAATCTATACCCCATGCATCACATATATTTTTAAAGTCATTTGCTAAACCTACCTTTACAGCAAGCGCAGCATTTCTTGCCACTTTCATCATCGCTGCTTCATTGGGGTTAACCTCTATAATCTTTTTGTGGCATTTAATAGATCTTATAAAATGATCCATTTGATACCCACCTACTACCATTGGTAACTCTGGATTATCAATATCTTTTTTCCAATGTTTCTCTCTTAAAAACTCTGGCCAGATAATTGCTCCCATATTTCTTGTGAACTCTCCTGTCTGATCCGGACCTATTGTACTCCGTATAACAATTCTAGATATTCCACCTCTAGTAAAAGCTTTCTTACAAGCATCAGATACTATATCTGTATCTAACCTTCTTCTTTGTGCTCTTTTACTTCCTTTTAATGGAGTTGGAACGCATATAAAGGCATAGTCTATACCTTTCCAGTCTTTTACTATTTTCTTTAAATACGGATCATGTATCAGTATTTCTGGTGTTTCTTTAATATGATTTGATAGGAAATATTCTGTAGCTTTACCTACAAAACCATATCCTACTATCACCACTTTAGACATACTTAATCCTTGCTTCAAGTCTTTCAATATCTGCCTCTTTTTTCTTTGTCCAGCTTTCTTCATTTCGTTCCTTGCCGTCTTTCATCTTTTTAGGTGTAAATTTGGAAGCTTGTAATCTTTCTAAAGCTCCTTCCCTTCTTGCCGTGCGTCCTTTAATTTTCATATATGATCTCCGTCTGTAAATGCTGGGTGCCCTTCAAAATACATCTGTATCATTACGTGCACCGCAGTATTAATAAATATTAATGCCGCAAACATAATCCAGCCAGCGATCATCATGCCAGTAATCCTGTAACTAAAGTCTTTAACAACAACAGCAATCCAAAAGAGTTTAATATAATTAAAGCTCTATCTTCCCATATTGCTGAGACCACTAACCAACCCATAACCCCAGTAATTGAAAGAATTAAATCATAAAATTGTAATCCTTCTACTCCTCTCATTGACATTGCAGCAAGAAGAAAGAAACTGGCCACCCATTTAATATACCAATCTGGAGTATATTTGGGTGTAGCTGATTTAAACCATCTTTTAGAATGCTTTAGTTCTTCTGGAGTAGGATTTTGATGTGCTTTAGTCATCTCTTATAAATGTGGCTACCCACATATCCCGTTTCGATGCCTGATCGTTACCCCCTGCAAATGTTGACACGACCCAGTCATCTATATCTATCATTTCGTATCTTGGATCTTCCATAAATTCTTTAGATACTACTGAGTCTTGCCATTTAGTTCCATACTCATAAAATTTATCTAATTTCATAGGTGTAGTTTCTAAGGCCATAACAACCTGTTCTCCTTTGGGTCCACAATTAATTTGTAGAGGATATTCTATATCTACATCAGCATGAGCATTACCTGGCATTGCCCAATCTATTTCCCTTCCTGCTCCACCTTCGTCTTTCTTTAAACTTTCCACTATTAATACCTTTGGTTTAGATAGATTAACAATCTGTTCCAACAAATGAAATGGACTGTGCAAATGATATAGCAACCCCATACATAAAACAACATCAAACTCCGGCGCCATGGCATCAACCATTTTGTAATAGTCATTGGCTGTACCATAAAAATCTGGAGTAATATCTCCACCGGGATCGAATTTTATATGTGGATCTACTGTATATAAAGTTTCTGGATTGAGTGCTTCAATAATATCTGAGTGAATACCACAAGAAGAACCAAATTCAAGGACTCTCTTGCCTGGTGTATATGGTTCAAATAGCTCATTCAAAAAATCAGAATACTTCATGTTATGTAATTCCATACAAGGAACGCAATAAGCACCCCAAATATTATATTATATATTATAACGTCTAAGTTCATGTAAATAAATTCTCTAATGTTCTTTTTTCATACTTACTCTTATGTATGAAAAATCGCTCTACATTCTTCTTATAATAGGTAAACTCGTCATCAACTTCAGTACCATTTGGCAGAGTAATAATAAAGTCTCTTTCAAGGAACCAATCTTGGATCATTTGTAATGTATATCCAAATCTTTCTGGCTGTCCTTGAATCATTTCTAACTGAACAACCGGTTTATCTCTCATTATAGTTTCTTCAGCTCCCATAACTACAGGATATTCATAACCCTCAGCATCTACTTTAATTATGTCTACATTTTTATAGCCATAACAATCTAATTTGTTTATTATAACGGTTTGTATTTCATCTACACTTGGTTTTGTAGATGCACCCACTGGTCCCCTCTTTGTATGAGTTCTTTTAAGATGGTTTGAACCTGCGTTGTTCTTCTTAATTTGTATTTCAAATGATCCTGGCCTATCACCTAAACCACAATTATGAGTTTCTATCTTTGCTCTTTGTAGAAGAGATGAATTGGGCCACCAAGCTTTTAAGAATTCTTTTTGTTCTTTTGCCAACTTTATATTAAGTTTTGCCAAGTCATAGGTTTGTTTAACAGGTTCAAATGATTTTACTTCATCAGCCCAAGTTGCATATTCAATAGTGTTCATACCTATATTCATGCCAACATCAATTATTGTTCTAGCATTAGGAACCAAGGCCCTTAAATATTTTAAATTTTTCTGTTGATACGGTCCTGCTCCTGCTATCCTTTGTTGATAAAATGTATCATCTCTATAAATCCACAATGGTCTGCCTAAAGCGTTATGTACTAATTCTTTTTCGTACTCAATCATCCGAATAAATCCTCTAATGTTGCTTGTGGTTCCGTATGCCAACCCAATGGATTTAAAATATGTGCCAAAGGATCTACAAATGCCTTTTGGAAAATTAACTCATAATCAATATATTGTTGTAAACCAAATTCTGTAGGAAGTTTTGTAACGAATGCTACTGTATTTTCTTTTATAGGATTAGGTTCTTTTAAATATAGAAACTTAATTTTATCTCCTTCCTTGATGGTCTCATACTTTAATCCTAATTTAAGTTCATTTACATAGTGGTTATATAATAAGCTTCCCCTAACATGAATAGGTGTTCCTTTAGAATAAATGTCTGCTGTACTTCTATACTTCTTCATATTGTTACACCCTCTAGGGAAGGCAATTAATTCCGCAGACTTGCTAAGGAAGTCCTCTTTAGCCTCCGCTACGTAGGTTTGTAACGTTTCTTCATCGCTAGTAAGTATAAGACGTACGGCCTCCCTTAGAGAGTCTCTAATTACGCCAGGCGTGCTTGATCTCACTATCTCTAAACCCATTACCTTTAACTTAGGAACCTGTAACCTGAACCCTTCATCATCATATACGTTTAAAGCATAACGTTTCTTAGCTACAAATATACCTTTATCGGCTATAATTTCTCTTTTAAATTCTATCTTCTTTTCAAAAGCATTAGTGTAATTGGCCACTTGTAACATTGCCTGATCTATTGTTGGTTCTATTTTCTCAGATGCAATCTTATCTATTAAACTAATTATCTGTGGCCTGGATTTGTCAGGAAAAAAGTTTTTAACCATGTTATCTAATGTAACATAACAAGAATCAGTATCACTATAAAAAGAATAAGTCTTATCTTCTGTACCGCAGACTTTATTAATATACTTGTCAATTGCCTTTGCTGTATCTCTAATTACTAATTGACCTGTCATTGTAATACCTTCTGCAAGTCTATCATCATAGAATCTAAAGTATTGGTTTGCCAGGGCTCCATATAAACTATTCAATTGAATTTTTCTTGCCATTTGGAAGTTATTATATTTACTAACTTCATTTTCATAAACTTTAGCACCTGTTTCTTGGAACTTCCTTTGTGCCTCTTGCATCCTTCTTTTATATCTTAATCTTTCATTAAAAAGCTTCTGTACTATCTCAGGGAATAATCCTTGCTTCTCCCTTGTATAACAAGTTCCATTAGCTGCCATGGCGTAATTCTTTTCTTTTAACTTGTCTAACTTATATCTATCTAACAAGTCATCTACCTTTACTTCATATTTAAAATCAGGAACAAGAGTTTCTGGACTCATATTGTACTGCATGATAATAGAAGGATACAGGCTTGTAGCATCAAAACTACATATCCAATCATAACCACCTGGTACAGGTTCTTGTACATAGGCTCCTTCGATTGTTCTTTCTTTCCTGCCACCACCTTGGTGTAAGACAATTTTCTTTTTCCATAAGTGATTATATAATAAACTATCCCATGTTCTAACCGCAGAATATATGTCATTAAAATTACATTTAGCATCGTATGCCATTGTAATAGCCAGTTCAATAAGTTTCATTTTGTCTTCTAACTTATCAACAAGGACAGTATCAATAATATTATACTCTACAAATCTATTCCAATCCTTTTCGTAAAACTGTTGAAGGGTATCAAAACCGTGTTCTAATTTCTTTTCACCTAGCTCTGTTTCTGCAATAAAATCTAACTTGTAACTCTCTCTAGTGACATAGGTAAATTTTCTATACAAGTCATAATAGTCTAATTGGGCAACACCTGTTATTTCATATGCTGTCTTTTCCTGCCCCATGAATCTAACATTTCTTTTCTGTACTATCCCAAAGGGAGAATATTTTTTATGTTCATTCTCGCCTAATATTCGTTCTGTTCTAGCAAGTATATAAGGAATATCAAACAATTGAATATTCCAACCTGTTATTATATCAGGAGTATTGTTTTCCCACCACTCTAAAAAAGTTTTAAGAAGATTGTATTCATCAGAACATGCAGTATAATCTATATCATATTCTGTTGTTTCTGCTGAAGGTGTGAACTCGCCAAGTCCGAAAGTTGTTATCTTCTTGGTGTTGTTGTTTTGAAGCGTGATAACTACTATCTTTTCGCTTGGCGAGTCCACGTTAGGAAAGCCACCCTCTGACGTTGTTTCAATGTCAACAGAGTAAATAGCTATTTTTTTAGCATCCCATTTAATATCCTCAGGATACTTTTCTGTTATGTATTGGTAACCATAATAATTTTGTCCAAATACTGGAAAATTAGAAACATCTTTGTACCTATTAAAAAATTCTGTTGCTTCTTTATTAGATTCAAACTGTATAGGAGATACTGACTCTCCAAAAATGCTTCTATATTCTGAGGGTTTGTCTGATTTGACAAATAGGGTAGGCCTGAAGGCGTGCTGTGAGGTAAAACGTTCTCCGTTCTTCACTCCACGGACCAGGATTTTGTCGCCATAATGACGCGCATATGTATAAAAATTCATAATATATCCAACACCAACATATAGTACATTATAGGCTCTTTAGAACCTAGAGTCAACTATTAATCTTCAAAAAAGGTACGGTTGACTAAGTGTTCTTCTGCTTTTTGTTCTTTTGACTTTCCATGGTATGTAACTGCATGATGTGAGTCAATCATATGTTCATTTACATTGTGTCTATATTTTACAGATTCAACTGGCGTTCCATTAGCATCTGTCCCAGCCTCTGTTTCTTTTATAGTAATAAATTCACCGAGGATTCTTCCATATTTACCTTTGACATCAAGCCTCGTTTTGAGTACAACTCTATCTGCAAGTTCTTTTTCGAGGAATTCTTTTGCCATGAATCCGTATTTCTTTTCGTCGAGATCACGGGTTCTACACGCCGGTGCATCGATGCCATATAGCCTGATATGTCGTTTATGTAACCACACGTCAAAGCCCAAGTCGATGTCAACAACTACTGTATCCCCATCAATTACTCTTACAATGTTTGCTCTATATTCGTACACTTAATTTTTAAATTCATTTAATACCTTTTTATTTATAAATTCAGCTTGTATAAGACCCGAACCAAATTTAGAATTATAAGCATTTAATAAATTTGTGTCAGGATCATAGACAGAAATTATGTGATTAGGGAATATAGGAACCTTATGTTGTTTTGCAAAGGGAGCATAAGGAGCAAGACCTACGCCAAATTCGTGTTCGTCACCACCTGGTTTAGGCATCATTAAGATAACTGCTGGCTTCTCTACAAGTAAAAATGCTTTACCATCTATTTCTGTATCAGAAACCACACCCATGATGTCCTCACCTGAGACTAATTTAATAATTTGAACGTTTGCCATGCTCCTACTCCTGCATTATTTAGTTTTTATTTCAATTGATTTAGGCTTTTTAGCATCTGGTATTTCATTTTCCAAAGATACTGTTAAGACCCCGTCTTTTAACTTGGCACCTTTTACTACTACGGTGTCAGCCAAAGACCAGGAGCGTCTGAATTTACGTTCAGCTATTCCTTTGTGTATAAAGTTATCAGGTACGCCGTCTATTGCGCCCTGAGTTTGATCTCCCGTTATAGTAAGAGTTCCATCCTCTACTGTAACATCTAAGTTTTCTTCTTTGAAACCAGCAAGTGCTAGTTGAATTTCAAATTTGTATTCGTCTAACTTTTGAATGTTAAAAGGTGGAAAGTTATTATCTACCGGCTCAAAGTCCTTTTGAAGTAAATCAAAGACTCTATTGAATCCGATAAATTGTCTTTCTATTTGTGGGAAGGTGTGGACGAAATTGTCCCAATTCGCTGTGGTTAGCTTGTGCGTTACCATTTGTGTTCTCCTTATTAAGCGAGTTATAAAAATGGACACCCTTTCGGCGTGTCCTCTGAAAGATGATCAGGGGGTTCTGTTTTCAATGTAAACATCTTCAGTTTTCCCCCCATCACAAATTGCTGGTCTTCTTATTCATTAGTAGCACCTGTTTGACCAGGTATTCCTCCTTCATAAGAACACTTCGCATTTTTATTTATAATCCTTTTTGTTTAGAGACACCATTTTATCTCTGATTTGGTCCTCTATAGGTATATTTCTGAACCATAAGTTCATGGCATACTTCTCACCAGCTAATACTGGTTGTGCTTGATGTCTTGTTTTGGGATCAGGAACCTGTGTCCCTATAATTGTGTTACTGAATAAAACTACTCTGCCTGCTTTAGGTCTCACAGCTTTACCTAAGTCTACGAAGACTGTATCTCCACCGTCTGCTACTTCATTACAATATAAAAGAAGTGTTACTACTCTATTTCCTTGTATTCCTCCCTCCCTATGTTCCTTAGATCGTGTTGTGCCTGTAGGAAAAGCATCTAAGTGGGCCTCATATTCCTCACCTAGTTCGTAATGTAATGCTTGTACATTTTCTGCTTGTGAATAATGTAGGTTTGTTAATTGAGAAGCTCTAATTAGAAAGGTAGTGGCTGTTGGGCTTTTTTTATAATCCAACCAGCCCATTTGATTTGTTCTTCCATAATGATCTTCATCATCACCGGTTGCGCCCTGGGTAACTTTGCCTCGAGTCCATGGAACGTACTTGTTCATATCTATTATTAATTGTTTGCATTCTGGCTCACTCATAAATTCATCCCACACCATAATTGTGGGGTTGAATAAACTAAGAACCTGCTTTAATACTGCCATAAAATCCACCTAATTGAGGAAAGGTTTTAATAAAATCTGTTCCCCTTCTCCTGTCATGTTCATCTACAAAGTTTACAAAATCATCTCTTTGTACTTTTAATTCTAAGCCTTTAAATCTATTTCTTTTGATCCAATCAGTTGTTCTTTGTAGCTTCATTATTTCATAGGGTTGAAATATGTGATCAAAGGACTTCATACTTTCTAAACTATTATCCAACATACTTATAACATTATCGTCGGCAATCCTAGCAGTCAGGTGTAACGGCTCAACCATATTAGGCATGTCTATTGTAATTAAGTCACCATAAGTATTTTTCATTTCTGCCATTTTAAATATAAACTCTTCAAAATTAGGAATAGATAAGAAACAAAAGGTGCACATAATACCAACAGGAATTCCATGTGCTAAAACCTTATGTAGATTTTGTTCTAACGTATCCATCTTTAATCCGTTCCTTATATACTCTGCTTGTTCACCCCAGCTGTCTAAACTGACATAACATTTTTGTCCTGGGAGATCTTTAACTAAGGAAATATACTCTAGAACTCTCCTTTCAGTCGCCATCAAATTTGTGCTGATTTCGAAAGATAAGTTCTCTTTAGGATGATCTTTGACATACTGTAATAACTTAAACGTATTCGCGTCTAGTAAGGGTTCTCCACCAGTCAAGCGTATAGTATTTAGGTGTGGATAAGCCTCAGGCAACCACTTCCAAAACTTCTCAACATCGGGGTTCTCAGAGGGTATTAGAATGTCACTTCTTGGTATGTACTTATCGTGGTTGGCTTTACTTTTTAAGTCGTAAGGCCCATGCTTAGCTAGCTCCTTTTGCCAAGTTGAGCTTTTACCTGCTCCACAATAACTACATGACATTTGACATTTATTAGTAAAGCTGACTGTTAAGTACCTTGGCCATACATCTTCATTGGCAGGTATTGCTGCTGTTTTTGCTATTAGGTCTGGATCTTGTTTTAGAAACTGTACAGCGAGCATTTGCCTATCGCTAAAGTTTCCTGTTTCTTCTATATCGTAACAATAAGAATCTTCAGCGGGCTTACCGCCGTCTAACATTTGTTGTCTTACTGCTTTGGTGTAGGGTGTGTTGTGTAAATCGCTATCGCTTGGGATCTTATGCTGAGGACAGTGGTAGCAGGAATGTTTCAATCCTTCTGCTAAACTAAGTTCTAGATAATACCACTTTAATAAACAGAAGCCTGGACCTACATCGTCCAAATCATTTTTTATTTTTGTTAACCAGTATTCCTGACTATTTGATTTTTTTACCAATATTGTATTTAGGGACTAATTCCCATTCACCTTTCTCTTTAAATGATATAATTTTTATCTGACTTAAAGGTGCAAAATCCTCGGCTATTGGTTCCATTAAAACTACTAATCCCCAATCTGATAATAGTTTCGCTATAGTATTTCGCCTCTCTATGTCGTTGTCTTGGAAGTCTGCCTCCTTTCCATCTAGTGCAAATAATTCTTTAAAGTGTGTTATAAAGTATCTGCCTTTCTTATGTAATATGTGGCACGACTGGTAAAGAACTTTTTCTTTCTTGGATGCTACTCCTATTCGCGATAGAGTTTCCCTGACTTTTAGGAAATCCTCTGGGTCCTTCAATGAAACTTCTAAGGGTGAATACCCTGGATAGTCAATGTTGAAGTAATTTTCTTGATCACTCATTCTCAATACGTCTCGGTTGTATAATATAAATTATTAGGTTATTCCAATATTTATAATCTACCGCCTTTAGACGTATTCAGGTATAATTTTATAACATCTATATCTGTTTCAGATAAGAGTCTTAAAGCTTCTTTTGCTTTGTTAAAACTATAACCAAAAAATCGCTGAATCGCGTCAATATTCTCCTCTTCAGATTTTAACCACTTATTATATCTCTTTGCCTTTCTTACTACCTTTCTTAAGAAATCGTATTGTAATTTTTTGTCAATGTGTGACCTGGAATTCATTTCATTGCCTGCAATAACTGTATCAGGTCCAAATCCCATAGCCCTATTTACAATAAAGGCGTTATATTCATTCTCAGTTCTCTCATCAACCATCAAGTCTTCTTTTGTAAAGTTGATAGAATTTACAAAATCAAAAGGAGAAATCTTCTTCAATTTCTCCTGGAATTGATCTTCAACGACCTCTTCTACAGGGTCACCGAATCCTTCTAATATTGCTTTGTCATCCATTAATCAAATATCGTTTCTGCTCTACAATAAGTTTGAGTTCTACATCGTTCCAAATTCTGTTGGAATATTACAGGCTCCACCCATTCAAATTGTGGGCCGGTCACCGCATAGTTCTCATATCCTGCTGAATAGTCCACTATTCCGTTGCAGCCTGCTAGCACTAACATTAATATTGCATATCTAGTTTTCATTTATACCTCTTTTATCTATAAGTTCATTATAACCCTCGTCATCTAAATGGGTAATAGCCATCCAGTTATGAGTCATTTCATCACCAGTTCTACTACCACCCACTACCCATTGATCTGGGTCTGGATTATTAGGATTGTTGCTTGTGTTGTCATACCATTGCTTCATAACTAAAACCGATCCTGCAGGTACCAGTGGTGCTGCTCCTGGAGCAAATATATGACTGTGATGCCAGGTTGCACTCCAATTTGATACTTGACTTATTTCATCAGTACGGCCGGATGCTGGATGGAAAATTTCCAAACTAGCAGCATTCATTCTTAAATGTCCATGTGGTTGCCAACTATCTATTCTTACAGGATGATCAAAAGATTTAAACCCTTGAGTCATGTAATATCCATTAGGTGGAATAACTATATCAG